GCGACTCCTCAATTATCTCCTGGTGTATTAACTAGAGAGGTTGACTTAACCGTAGGAAGAGCTGAAAACGTTCTTGACAATATTGGAGGTATTGCGGGTCCTTTTGAACTGGGTCCTGTGAATGAACCAATTACGGTATCCACAGAGCAAGAATTAATCAATCAGTTCGGACTGCCCAAAACAGAAGACAATCAGTATGAGTACTGGATGAGTGCTTCTTCTTACCTCTCTTACGGAGGTGTACTGAAGGTTATCCGTACCGATGGTTCAAACCTGGCAAACGCCAACGTTGGTGTTGGAACATCTTCTATTGCTGGTGTTAAAATTAAGAATTTTGATGATTACAATAGCAACTACTTAGATTCTGCTGCAAACTGGTATTATGCAGCAAAGAACCCTGGTGCATGGGCTAACGATCTGAAGGTCTGCTACATTGATGATGGTGGCGACCAAATTATTGGTTTTGGTACAACTTCTATCAGTTCTCTTGGTGTTGCAGTTGGATATGGTGTTACCATTGACATCTCTGGTCAGGTAATTCCTGGTGCAGGAACTACCGCTTTATTCACAGGATACCTCAAAGGTATTGTTACTGCTGTCCTTGATGGTACTGATGTAGATACTTCTACTATTACAGTTAAAATTCACTCTAGAGTCTCTAGTGGTGGTACAGAACCTGGACGTGAGTTTAGACAAGCATATGCTCAGAATAGCACTTATGCATCGTTCTTAACTGGACAAAGAATTAGTTTTGTTGATCCAAATGGATTTATTTCTTCTCCAACAGACTCTATTGCTGCAGTCGGTTTAACAACTTCAACTCCAATTAATGGAGAGCAAAGTCAAACATATACTGGAGTCGCTGGAACTGCCTCTGCTGGTGGATCTGGTGCAACCTTCAACATCTCCAGAAATAATACTGATGGTAACGTCGATGCTTCTGGTGTTGTAATTGCAAATCCAGGTCTTGGATATACTGTTGGTGAAACCGTCTCTATTGGTGGTTCCTCTGTTGGTGGATTTGATTTAGCACAAGGTGCAGTTAAGACTCTTAGTGGTGTTACAACATTTACTACGATTCCTGCAGCATCTAACGGCACATATCTCTCTGTTGCTGGTGTAAGTACCGTTGGTGCAGGTCTCTCCTTCAATGTATACAGAGATTCTAGTGGTGGTATTGGAACAGTAACCGCTACAAATACTGGTCTCAACTATACAGTAGGTACAGTAGTTACTCTCCCTGGTAACAGCATTGGTGGTACTAGCCCAACAGACGATGCAACTCTGAATGTTACTGAACTTAGAGATGATAAGATAGTCCTTACAGTCTCTGAAAGCAACTCTAGAGTTGTAATTGATGGTATTGATGATTGGTATGAAGGTCAAACTTTAGGACTTGAGAACTCCACAATTCTTTGGAGAACAATTGCACCTAAACCAGGAACTTCTGCATATGTTAATGAGAGAGGTGGTGAGAACGATGAGATGCACGTAGTCGTCGTTGATGACAGTGGATCATTGACTGGTGTAAGAGGAAATATCCTTGAGAAGCATCTGTTCATGTCCAAAGCGACTGATACAGTATCTCAGGTGAATTCTCCACAGAAGATGTGGTATAAGAACTATTTGGCAAACTACTCCAAATATCTCTATGCTGGAGCAAACCAGTCAACTCAAAACGACGTTCGCTTCAGTACGTTCCCAGTCGCAACTATATTTGAGGAAACTGCAACTCCAACTCCATATCCTAACGCAGATCCTACTACTACATTCTCTTCCCCAGACGCTTTACAAAATCTTACTTGGAACAGACCTGCCTTCCAAGGTAAGTTCAGTTCTATTGGTAGAGGAGTTTATAATCTTGGTGGTGGTAGAAACTACACTGCTCAGGGAAATCTGAAGTCTGATCTTGGTGGTATTATTGAAGCATATCAAATCTTCAATAATAAAGAAGATGTTGCAATGGATTACCTGATTATGGGTCCTGGTCTTGATACTCTTAACGATTCTCAAGCGAAGGCAAATAAACTGATCTCTATTGCAGATTCTAGAAAGGATTGTGTAGCGGTTATCTCACCACACAGAGCATCTGTTGTGGATCTTACGAACCCTGTTGTTCAAACTGCTAACATTCTTGAGTTCTACGGACCACTGTCCTCCTCTTCTTATGCAATCTTTGATAGTGGTTACAAGTACACTTACGATAGATTCAACAACCTCTTTAGATATGTCCCAACGAATGCTGATATTGCAGGTCTGATGTGCCGCACAAATATTATTGCATTCCCATGGTTCTCACCAGCGGGTCAGCAAAGAGGCATCATTAAGAATGCTATCAAACTGGCATATAACCCAGATAAGACACAAAGAGATATTCTGTATTCAAACAGAGTTAACTCGGTTGTCAACCAAAGTGGAGCAGGCGTACTTCTGTTCGGTGATAAGACCGCTCTTGCATATGCATCTGCGTTCGATAGAATTAATGTTCGCCGTCTGTTCCTGACAGTAGAGCAGGCACTGCAAAAAGCAGCAGAAGCTCAACTGTTTGAATTCAACGATCAGATTACAAGAACTAACTTCGTAAATATCGTTGAACCTTATCTCCGCGATATTCAATCCAAGCGCGGAATCTATGATTATCTCGTTATTTGCGACGAGACCAATAACACACCTGATGTTATTGATAACAACGAATTTAGAGCAGACATCTTCCTGAAGCCTGCTAAGTCTATTAACTATGTGACCTTGACATTCGTTGCAACGAGAACTGGTATCTCGTTTGAAGAAGTCGCTGGTAGAGTTTGATCTACTGGATGATTAAATAAACACGGAGGAAATTAACCAATGGCACGTTCTATTAGAACTATCACCGACTTCAAAGCAAAACTTCAAGGCGGTGGCGCAAGACCAAATCTGTTTGAAGTAAGTATCCCATCATTCCCAGCAGGAGTTAGCTGGGATGATGAGACCTTCAACTTCTTGTGCAAGGCGGCGGCATTGCCCGCCTCCAATATTGCACAGATTGAAGTTCCCTTCAGAGGAAGGGTTCTGAAGGTTGCAGGAGACAGAACTTTTGATGTCTGGACCGTTACTATCGTTAACGACGAAGACTTTAAACTGAGAACTGCTCTTGAGCAGTGGATGAATCAAATCAGCAAACTTGACAATGGAACTGGTATTACAAGTCCAGGCGATTACATGACCGATGCATTTGTTCATCAGTTGGGTAGAGGAGAAACTAGATTCTCTACTAGCAACACTGATGCAGCAACTCAACTGCCCCTGAGAACTTACAGGTTCTACGACATCTTCCCAACTAACGTTGCTCAGATTGATCTCTCTTATGAGCAGGGTGATCAGATTGAGGAATATACAGTTGACTTCCAAGTACAATACTGGACAGCATCGGCAAATGATCAAACTGGCACTGCTATCAACTGATAAATAGTAAGAACAGTTTACACCTAATATAATGGCTGCCAAGTTATTTGGATTCTCAATTGAGGATGATGATAATAAAAAATCTAAAGGTGTGGTTTCCCCCGTTCCTCAAAATAATGAGGACGGGGTTGACCATTATCTAACCAGTGGATTTTTTGGATCTTATGTTGATATTGAAGGTGTTTATAGATCGGAATATGATCTAATTAGAAGATATAGAGAGATGGCACTGCATCCAGAAGTGGATGGTGCAATTGAAGATATTGTCAACGAAGCAATTGTAAGCGATACTAATGATAGTCCTGTTGAGATTGAATTATCAAATCTCAACGTAAGTGACGGTCTTAAGAAAAAAATTAGAGAAGAATTCAAGCATATCCTTGAATTACTTGACTTTGATAAGAAAGCACACGAGATCTACAGGAACTGGTATGTAGATGGTAGACTTTATTATCATAAAGTAATTGATATTAAAAACCCAACAGATGGTATTCAGGAACTGAGATATATTGACGCACTTAAGATGCGTTTTGTTCGTCAAGCAGGAAAAAGTAAAAAAGAAGATACAAGGTATCTTCCTACGGGAGAAAAAGATCCCAGTGATAGCACATTCCCAGAGATTCAAGAATACTTTGTTTATAATCAATCAACGAATCAAACTGGAATTATTAATAGAGGACATAACTCCACAAAAAATGGAGTCAAGATGTCAAAAGACTCTATCGCATATTGCACTTCTGGTTTAGTAGATCGTAATAAGAATCTTACACTTTCATATCTTCACAAAGCAATCAAGTCTCTTAATCAACTTAGAATGATTGAGGACTCTCTGGTTATCTACAGATTGTCTCGCGCACCTGAGCGTAGAATCTTTTACATTGATGTTGGCAATCTGCCAAAAATGAAGGCAGAGCAATATCTCCGTGATGTTATGATGCGTTATCGTAACAAACTCGTATATGATGCAAACACTGGAGAAATCCGTGACGATAAAAAATATATGAGTATGCTAGAAGACTTCTGGTTACCTCGCCGCGAAGGTGGTAGAGGAACAGAAATCTCCACACTTCCTGGTGGTCAAAATCTTGGAGAATTGTCTGATATCAAATACTTCCAAGAGAAACTTTATCGTTCGCTGAATGTTCCCTCATCCAGAATTGGTGGACAAGAAGGTTTTAATCTTGGTCGTTCTTCTGAGATTCTGAGAGACGAATTAAAATTCACTAAGTTTGTTGGACGTTTGAGAAAAAGATTCTCTAATATGTTCAATGATATCTTAAGAACACAGTTACTTCTTAAGAATATCGTTTCTCCAGAAGACTGGGAAATTATGAGTGAGCATATTCAATATGACTTCCTCTATGACAACCACTTCTCAGAGTTAAAAGAAGCTGAGTTGATGACTGAGAGACTTAATATTGCTGCAACAGCAGAACCTTATATTGGTAAGTATTACTCTCAAGACTATGTGCGTCGTAAGATTCTTCGCCAAACTGATGAAGAGATTATTGAACAGGATAAATTAATTGCTGCAGAAATTGAAGCAGGAATTATTCCAGATCCTAATGCTCCAATTGATCCAGATACTGGAGAACCAATGCAACCAAGTGGTGATGATTTAGGGGCACCAATTCAAGAACCAAATCTTGATGGTGTTAAAGATGGTGGAAGTACTGAAGCACCAGAGATTTAAATTTTAGATAATTGATTTTTTAGAAGACCCTTACGCCGTAAGATGAATACGGTGTGGGGGTCATTTTTATCAAACTCTTTAAATTCAGTGTCTACTTTATAAGTAGCATCTTTACAAGCAATGATGTATGGATACTCAGTATCTTCATCAAAGATAAATGCTCTTTGAAGTCTTAAAGTATCGTCAGTAACTAGATTCAAGTCAGATAAGATATCAAATACACGCTCTTTGTTTCTAAACATAAAGGCAAAACTTGCAGCATGAAGGGTATGTCCATGTTTACCTTGATCTAAGATCTTACCAGTCTTCATGTAGTGAGACACCGATTTTTCAATTTCTCTATAGTGATCTCCAATAATACCAGAATCATTTTTTATATAAGCAAATAGTTTATCATAAAAAGATCTATATCCAATCCCCAAACGGTTGAGATTTTTTGCAACAAGTTGAGTGTATCCTGCAATGTGGAATTGAACGACTAACCACCCATACATATATGCTTCAATCAAATCATCGTTGCTCATAGTATTTGTTTCTGATACAAGCTCTATAATTTCTTTCACTCCGCCTTCATCGTTGCTGAATGACATATAGTCTTCTGCTTTGATCGTTTTAATTCCATATACCTCTCTAGTTGTAGAACTATTCAGATCAGTATTGCCAAACATTTGACAGAACCAAACATCAATAGAGTCATGTTGACCACACTCTAAGATCTTTGCAAATCCATCCTTCCAACTTTCTAAAGTTTCATCAGGAAGTCCAAGAATTAATTCGCTATATGTCTTCACTCCCCACTTTTTACTCTTCTCTATTTGATCAGATATTTTATTGATGCTCATGTTCTTTCTCTTAATTGCCTTAAGAGTTGGTTCGTTCATACTTTGAACACTAAGAGTTACACCTCGACTAATATCGCCTAAGATTTGAGCAATCTCAAAAATAACTTCCGTAGAGTTTTTTGAATATTGAACATTTACTGCTTCTAGTCTACCATTATCTGCTGCCTTTCTAAACATTTTGGCAATCTCAATATCACGTTCTTTGAACATGCCAAAATTCGCATCCGCATTAAATATAAACCCCACTTTATTTCTTTCTGCCCAAGCAATGTCTTGAGCAACTCTGTCTAAACCAAATTTATTAATTTTGCCATAAGTGACAGTTCCCCAGTCACAAAATGTGCATCTATGTGGACATCCTCGATTTGTTTCAACCGTCATTGACCACAGAACATCTGGATTATTTTTTATAATATTATTAAACACTCCCATTTGATACGGACTTGGGAAGTCCATATCAGTTATTCTTTTTTTCTCATATACTTTATCAAATGGTTCGTTATTAACAACTTTTCTAAGTAGATCTAAAAATGCTTCCTCCCCTTCAGAAAGAATCAAACAATCAATAAAATCATACTGCTCAAATTTTTTAGTTACTTGAGGTCCACCAAATTCAATAACACAATTTGGATATCTTTCTTTAATAAGTTTTGCTACATGCAAATTATATTGCTCATTCCATACATAGCAACTAAACGCACAGATCGTTGGATTGTCAAGTCGATTTACTAGTTCTTCTGGGTTCTCTCTTTTAAAAATAAAATCTCTAAGATAGTATGAACTTGGAATATCTCCATACTGAAGACAATATGCCCACAAACATCCAACACTGTATGGTAACCAATACGTCTCTTCATTTCTAACTTCTACCGCATATTGCGGTTGGAACATATAGAGATTTCTCATAATCTAACCATAGTATTCTTATCAAGTCCTTGTCTCTTGATTGCCCACATGTTATATCGATCTTCTTCAGATCTACTGTTACAAATATTATATCTTATCTTACCTTGCTCACCACTTTCAAAATCTACACTGGATTCTAATTCATATGGATATTCTTTATCTGGATCATAGACAAATTGTTTTTGAATAGTAAAGATGTCTTCTGGAACATCCCAACAAGACCTAATCAAATCAAAGACATATTGCTTATTGTCCCAGAATACATTGAAGTCATGTGCCATAGACAATTCTAAAGAATGACCAGTATCACCATCATAAGTAACTTTACCTGTGCTCATGTATTCATACAATCTATTGTAAAGACTGTGGTAATGAGCGCCAAATATTTTTGAATCGTTTTTTACGTGCTCAAACAGTTTATCATAAAACTGTCTATAAGATATATTTTTAATATTTCTATAGTATTTTGATATTAGTTGTGAGAATCCATTAATGTGAAATTGTACAATCATCCAACTGTATAGATATGCCTCAACAATATCTTTTGTTGACATTGTATTCGTTTTGTTTATGATCTCCACAATTTCAGTTATATTGGAGTGTTTGGTATTTGTAAATGACAAATAATCTTCTGCCTTGACAGTTTCTATTCCGTAGACTTCTCTAGATAAAGCACTATTCAATTCAGTATTACCAAAAACTTGACAGAACCAAATGTCAATGGATTCGTGCTGTCCATTTTCAAGGATAGTTGCAAAACCTTCTTTCCAAGATTCTAAGGTCTCTTCAGGAAGACCAAGAATCATCTCGGTGTATGTACGAACTTTATATTTTTTTGCCAACTCCATATGTTGAGCATAGTTTTTAATACTCAAATTCTTTCTCTTAACTGCTTTAAGAGTTGGTTGATTCATACTTTGGGCACTAATCGTAATACCTCGTTTACAAAATTCCCCCAGTGCCTCTGCTACTTTAAATACATTCTCATTTGAGTTCTTACTATATTGAATAACAATATCATCTATTCTACTCTTAGGATTTTGACCTGCCTCTCTCAACAATCCTGCCAAGTAGATATCTCTCTCACCAAACATACCAAAATTTGCATCAGTGAGAAATATGTAACCAACTCTATTATTGACCATCCAGTCAATATCTTCTATAACTCTTTCCAATCCAAACTGTTGAACTTTACCATAAGTCGTTCCGCCCCAATCACAGTAAGTACATCTGTGTGGGCAACCTCGATTTGATTCGAGCATTGATGCCCAAGTAACATCTGGATTTTCCGCAACTATAGTATCAAATATGCCTGCTTGATATGGACTTGGCATATCAAGATTAGTCATCCGACTTCTCTCGTAAAGTCTCGGATATTCCTCTTCCTTATATAACAATCTCAATAAATCTAAAAAGTTCTCTTCACCATCTCCACCCAACATAACACAGTCAATAAAGTCATGCTTGTCTAGCATTGACTTTGATGCTTGAGGTCCACCAAATTCAATAACGCAATTTGGATACGCCTGTTTTACTTTTTGAGCAACATGTAAATTATATTGCTCATTCCAAATGAAGCAACTGAATGCACATAAGAAAGGGTTATCTAATCCTGCAACCAATTCATCAGGATCTTCTCTTTTAAATATTAGTCTCTTTAATTGATAATTATCTGTTATATCATCAAACTGAGAACAATAGCTCCATAAACACCCAACACTATATGGTAACCAATAATTCTCTTCTTTTCTAACCTCAACAGAATATTGTGGTTGAAAGAGGTACACATTATTCATTATACAAATCCCGCTATTTGTTATTTATCTAAATAAGGTGTAAATCATTTTTTTGAAATACATGGATCCCGATCTTTTAGATATGATTATCGGTGATGAGTCGTCATCAAACGTGTCCGATACTATTAAAAACATTCTCTACACTAAAGCATCTGAGAAGGTTGAAGGTATTAGACCAGAAGTAAACAATGCTCTTCTTTCTGTAGAAGATGATACTGAAGAGTGAGTGTTAATAAATAACTAAATAACCAATCACTGGACAGATGAAACTTATAAGAGAAGAGATTGAGAAGGTAGAAGTACTTACCGAGACTGTCAATGGTAAGAAGAATATGTTCATTAAGGGCGTATTCCTCCAAAGTGAGATGGTCAACCGTAATGGCAGAATGTATCCATTCCCCATTATGGAAAGAGAGGTAAAAAGATACTCTAAAGATTACGTTGCCAAGGGTAGAGCTCTTGGTGAATTAGGTCACCCAGATGGACCAACAGTAAACCTCGATAGAGTTTCCCATAAGATTACCGAACTCAAGCAAGAAGGTAATAACTTCATTGGCAAGGCACAAATTCTGCATACCCCCATGGGTAAAATTGCAGAGGCACTTCTCAAAGATGGTGTTACTCTCGGCGTCTCTTCTCGTGGCATTGGGTCACTGAAAGATAACATAAAAGCAGGTTATAAAGAAGTCGGTGAAGACTTCATGCTTGCAACTGCTGCTGACATTGTAGCAGATCCTTCTGCACCTGACGCATTTGTTCAGGGAATCATGGAAGGTAAGGAATGGATTTGGGATGGAGGTGTTCTTAGAGAACAACTCGCACAACAAACCCAGAACAGAATTAATGAAGCGGTAGCGCAGAGAAATCTTGAAGAGAAGAAGTTGAACTTGTTCAATGACTTCCTCAATAATCTCTGAGCATATATAGTGTCGCAACTATTAAATTTACTAAATAAATATAGATTAAATTACAAAGGTTAATCGGAGAGTCTCAAATGTCTAGTGACAACAACTTACAGGAAATGGAAGCAGGCACAACTCAATCCAAG